CAATAGCTTCCACAGTGATTGTTCTGTCGCTGGCATCCTCAACTCTTTTCATATCAGCAAAAGCATGGGGGTAGTTCTTGCGGAGACTTGCCAGTCTGGCAACAATGTCTTCACGCGACATATTATCAAGCTGATGGACGTGAGTGGACTCACGCCTGTCGATAGTCAAGCCGCCCAGACTCGAACGAATTTTTTCAGCATTAATAGCGGCACTGAATTGCCCAGCCTCTTCAGCCGCCATGGACAGTTCCTCGAACCGTTTAAGCTGGCCTATCACAGTAACTCCGAACCTGCGTTCTCTGGCCTCTCGAAGTTCTTTGATCAACTCCGGCACTTCAGGAAAAGACTTGCCATCAAGAAGCTTGGCGGCGTGGTTGTTGGCACTGGCATCAGCGTATCCAGCCAGCCTTGCGCATTCAGCGTTCGAGTGTTTGCCCTCGACATAATACTTCGCAAATTCTCTTTGGCGGTTGGTCAATCCGGCTGGCCTACCAGCTTTGCCTATAGTGTTTTTTTTGGGTTCAGTGTTTTTCAAATCAAAAAATCTCCCTTAGTCAGCGTCAATAATGTCTCACTGTCTCACAAGTGTCTTAGCTATATTTGTTGCTGGAAGTCATTTGAGACACCTGAGACACCTGAGACACTTTTTATAGCAAAAATAAAAATATTTTTTGTTATCCGAAAAAAACATTATATGTCTCTTGTTTTCTGTATCTTTTATTCCCATGTACTATTGTGTAACTTGGGAAAAGCTGATACGGTGTTTAAAATAAATTACTCAAACCATACAGGTTCGAGGTTCAAGGTTCAAGATACAAGGGGATCAAACCAATGAATAGATACTACGTTGAATTAACATCGGCATCGACAGGACTAGACTTTGAGTGTCTTGGTGGTGATGAGTTCACTCTCTCATTGTATATTTATGCGGACAATGAGGATCAAGTCAGATCGATGTTTCGAGAATACGAAATTATTTCCATAGATTTATGGAATCTTGTGGACAGCTAGAAGGGGATCAAACCAATGAATAACGATAGGCGTAAACGCATTGATGAAGCTACGGCTTTGATTGAAGAGGCTAAGTCCATAATCGAGGAGGTCACCGAAGCGGAGTCAGAGGTATATGAAAATATGCCGGAGAACCTTCAGAGTTCAGAACGTGGTGAACTAATTCAAGAAGCCGTCAACAACTTAGAATATTCAGAAAGTTCTTTTGATGAGTTACTTGGATACTTGGAGGAAGCTAAACAATGATCGGAAATGAAATGCGTAAGGGAGACTGTGTAATGACTAATGAAGTTAAGGACGTGAATAAAATTGTGGATCTGATTGTGGAGACTTTCGAGATCTATGGTGCTCGTGATGTTTCGCCTGATGTGCTCATGAGTATCCATGGTTTAATTTTGAGCCATGGTCGCTTGATGAAAACTGAAGGCATGATCGAGGCTAATGAGAATACTGGTAAATTGATCGAGGGGGTGTTCGGTAATGGCTAAGGTATTGGATAGAACTATCGCGGTTGAGTATTCACCCAGCCGCGATGACTGGGCAAAGATTGCAGAAACTATTTGGATCACCGCGCTCGAAGGTGGGTCGAACCATTGGATAGATTACGTCCATTGTGGTGGTCATGTATTGAAGTCTGGGTTCGATGTTGTGGACTCCAACTTTGACATCACCATTCACCATGGCAGTGAGGGCTGGGGTGATGATGATGTCGAGACTGAAAAGGTCAAAGCTTTTGACGTGATCTTTGACGGCATCAAGTTGCTTGACGCTGACCGTCAGCGGCAGGCATTGACGACCAGTGAACTTGGTCAGTTGGATGCCATTGATTGTGATTTGATCATCCAATTGGGTGTATTTGGCGAGGAGGTGTATTGCTAATGACTAAGTACGAAGTTGAAATCGTGGCCGCTATATCCAAGAAGATCGAGATCGTGGCTGACTCCAAGGATCATGCTGAAGAGTTGGCGCATGAGATGTTTCATCAGCAGTGGGCTGATGGAACATGGAAGTCGAGCAAAGGTCTGACCGATATGTATGATCAGGATACTTATGAAATTGAGGAGATTGGGTAATGAGTATTCAATATAAAGCTATTGATCCTGAGTCTGGGATCCGGTGGTGCGTTCGCATCGTGTTCGAGGGTGACGGCTATGGACTCAACCATTGTCTGACGCACGATGAGACTGAGCCGATGATCGAGTTCTACGATATGGACTCGATGGCGGCGGTGAAGATGTGCAGGTCTGACGATAAGACCGAAGCCTATCTGGCTGAAGAGTATGGTCAGTTTGTGGGTCAGTATTCTCTGTCTAGTTTGAAGTTTGATGAGGTCTTGGACGGCAAGACTCTGACCGACTGGTCGAAGCGCGGACTCGATCTGGATGGCGGTATTGATCGGTGGTCGGTATCGAGTGCGTTCATGGTCGATGCCATGGCGGCGGTTGAAGCTGAACTGGCTGACAGAGCAGAGCTTGAGCGAAGGGAGATTGCGTAATGATTAGCAGAAAAGAATTGATGGAGTGGTTGAACACTTGCCCTGACCATCACTGGGATATCGTTCATGAGGACGAGGGTCATATGCGTGTGTTGTTTGTTTTCGATGAGGAGGAGGATGAAGATGATAATTCTTGAACTGACTCAGGTCGATCACCTGACAGGCCGCGATGCGGACAAAATATTTTTGGTCGGAGACAGGTTCGCTGTCTCTGAGCGGACGATGCGGTGGGGCGAGACTGAGCGCACGGTGACCGTGGTCAATGATGGGTTGAACCGTCATGATGGGCACTTTGTTGCGGAGTCCTATGAGCGTGTT